AGTAACAGGACCACTCAGACCGGTAGAAACGTTGAGGCGGTGAATGATGAGGTCAGCTGTGTAGTCAGTGGAAGCTGTGTCACTGTCAGACTTGGAGATGTAGAACTTGGGAAGCTCAACCTCCATGTTGTACAGGTAGCCAACAATCAGATCACGTCCACGATAGTCACCAGCAATATCAACGTAATAGGCCCCTGTAGAGCCCTGTACGGTGGGATAAAGTACAGCGCCTACCGACTGACTGGACAGGTCATTGGAGCCTCCTATGAAGCCTCCTAGGGCCATCACAGTGAACGTTTTACCAGTGATGTGATCAAAGGGCAGGTAGACACGAGTGGTGTCGGTACCAGAGGTGTACGTCCTGTAGGGGTTGGTATCAAACCAATCCAGGCATACATCCGTCTTTTCACCAGTAGGTAGGGTAAGGAAGCCTTCCTCGTTGGCCTGAGTAAGGTCATAGGACAACACCTGGACCTTGGTGCCATCGGTAACCACCGTAAAGAATGTGCTGGCATCGAAGAATTGATCCAACAGGTTGCCAGTCAACTGCCACTTGTACCAGCTTTGAGCAGGTCTCTTTTCACCGTCCTGCAGGAACTTGTACTGGTACAGCATCGAGCTGCCCTTGGTTCCAAGCGACACAATAGAAAGACCAGGAGAAGAGATCAGAGAATCAACAGTGCTGGGGATTAGCTCAGGAACAGGCTTCGACTGCTCATACATAAACGGCGGCCTATCGTTGCTGATCTCAAACAACTCAAAGACTCGGGTGTAGAGAGGAGTCTTGGAGATGAATGCTTGAGTAGTACCTAGGGGAACTGCTTTGACATCAGACTCACACTCGTAAGTACTAAGGGTGTTGATCTTGGCAGTCTTCGGGCTAAGGATATCGGAATCAGTGGTCAGCAGGAACTGGTCGTTCTGGCCGTAGAGAACAAGACCAACGCTGGCTTGCAGGACGTAGTTGAGGTTGACAGGCCGGGTAGAGGAAGCAGTAATGTCAATAGGATCGTCATCACTGACCGTCAGAGCAGTACCAACAAAGAAGTTGAAGTAATCACCAGCTTTGCTTAGGACTACAGCTTCATTGGAGAGGAACCCAAGTCGATTGCGGTAGAAGAACACACCGCTGATCGTTGAGCCGACAAAGCTAGGAATGGGGTTAGTCTCGTTATCACCAACGACACGGTCCTCCCAAGTCACAGGACCGAACAGGAACGAACCGTCTGTCTGCCTAACAAGCTGATGAGGCATGGTTAGCTCATCTAGCTGGTAGGTGATTCCAGGAGCAGTAGTCTCCTCCCAAACACCAGGACCGTAGTTCTGGCTATTGGTGGTCTTGAACTCAACCCACATATCATCGACATCGATGTCCTGAGAGTTGGTGACCTGAACCTTGTAGCCGTTCTTTGATTGGTTGGGAAGTCGGCTTATCGTGCTGACCTGATCTTGGAAAGCAAAGATGCCATCCTCTTGGGTGGAGCCTCTGGTCTCGATAGTGAAGGAGCTAGCATTGGAAATATAAATGCCTGACCCAACAGCAACAGCGGCAAACCCACCAACACCATTAATGGCTGTAGCAAGGTTAGACGTGATGGTCTGGGTATCAGCAACACCAGCTGACGCATCCTGAGGCGTTGTGTAGCTGTAGGTGGTACCGTTTAGAACAATCTGGTACTTGCTGTTATAGGCAACCACTGTGACGACGACCATGGCTTGTTTTGGAAGTGCAGCAGTAGTAGCTGCCTTCATAGCAACAACTTTCTTCTTGTTGAGAACAAAGGTGTAGTCGTTGAGGGTTAGGAACTCCAGATCTGCAGCAGTGGCATCCTTGAGGTACGCATTGCTAGGGACTGTGGTGACCGCACAATTGCTGAGCTGTGTGTTGTAAGTACTACGCTTGGTAGCCTCATCAGAGACAGCGTTGTTGTAGTTGGTCTGTGCTGTACCCATGGCTGTAGAAGCCGTTGAAAGCTGACCAGCTGTGTGCGTAGCAGCAACCGTCAGAGCAGCCTGGTAGACCCTGTAGCCCTGGCTAGCAAGCAAGGGGTGCTCATCAGTAAGCTCAGACCCAAGGGCATAACCAGCAGGCAGTGATACAGACACAGAAACAACAGCATTGTTGTTCTTGACCGTGTAGACCCCTGCTGCATTCTTGAGGATGCCAGAAACTAAGTACTGCTCGATGTCCCCATAGGGATAGTTGTAGTTGACCTGGAACAGTGCAGTGACAGTGGAGTTCTGACCCTCTAAGGCTTCAGCGTATGCAGATTGTGCATTGTTGAGTTCGGTCAGCCGTGTGGCAGTGAGGGCTCGTGCAGTGTTGTAGTCAGCAAGGGCGGATTGAAGGTTCGCCTGATTACAGCCACCAGGCACACCAGTATTACTACCCATGTTGACTCGCCTGGGCGAGCCATCAATTAGACTCCAGATACGAAAGATGTTGTCAGCATATTGGCCAACATACTTTTCCTGGTCATCCCTCAGGATTGAAAACCAACGGCCTCCTGAGTTTGCATTAATAAGACTAGAGATGAATTTACCACCAGGCCGCTTCAAAAGACCTAGTGCATAATCAGGATAGGCATTAATGGAATCTCGGACCTGACCAGGGAACTTACGGGTGTCAGGCTGCTGAGAGATACCAAGAAAAAGGTTGGGAATCCGTTGGGTGACTGTACTCATCGCGCAAGAGCCTGGAACGGTTGATAGCTGGTGTAGTAGTTCTGACCATCACGGAAACCAAACATCGTGTAGTCGCCCTGGTTGCATTCGTACTCAAGGGCATAGGCACGAGTTTGCAGTTCCTGTTCAGCCAGAAGCTTGTTAATCTCTTGATCGCCAATCATCTTGGTGGCACACATCCGTGCAGCCCGTGCAGTGATGTAAGCCTGAATGGCAGGGGGTACATCAGTGAAGTCGAAGTACCACACCATGTCTGCATAGATGGGCTCTTCAAACTGGTAAGTGTGGTTCTGCTTGTCGTACAACTTCCCTCCACGACGGACAACGTTGTAGTCGTCGAAGTGCTGAGAAGTATTGGTATCGATCTGCAGAGCGTTGGTTGGATAAAGAATCTCTTTGGTAACCGAATCGGGAGTCAGTTCATAATGACGCTCAGTATTGAAAACCCAACCCTCTGCCTGAACCTGCTTATTAATCTCACGCAGGGTGTTCAGGACAATGGCTACCTCTGGATTCTGAAGATCAAGAGTGGTGACAGGGGCCTGTCCCACAGAGCTAAGTATTTGGTTAACAGCATCCAGTTCGGTGGACACAGCATATGTAGGAAAAGGCATTGTACCTATCACTTAGGAATAAAAAAGGGGGAGCCATTAAAGACTCCCCACAAAGATCAGACAGCAGTACGGCTAGCGTCGAGGGCCGGAGAATCGGCCTCCACACCAGTGTATGCAAAGCGAAGACCTTGGGTCTCAGAGAACACACCCGAAGCAGTGCTCGGGTTAGCACGGCTGGTACGAGCCACGGAACGACGGACAGCGTGGTTGTCAGAGACAGCCAGGTTGCCGTTGTCAGCGTAGGTCGAACCAAGAGCGCCGGTCACAGTGCGGCTAGAGAACACACAGGTTCCAGCCACACCGTTGTCACCAGCGGCGGTAACAGCGTTTGCCATTGATAACCTCAGTTAGTGTAGGAAAGTTTGGTGACACGGAAAGTCGCGTTATTACCACCACCAACAAGAGTCAAGACATCGCCAAGACGATAACCATCGCCACCATTGGCAACGGTGTTAGCAGCAGCAACGACACCACCGGTTTGAGTCACGGTGACAGTTGCACCAGTACCGTTATTGCTATCAGTAGTAGTAGCAAGGGTACCGTTGGAATAACCAGTACCACCGCTAATCCGCGTCAGCTCAGCAATGGTTCCACCTGCACGACCAAGTTCCACAGGGGGAAAGGCGTTCCAGGTTTGAGAAGTAAGGGTATCAATACCCCGTCCCGGATTAACAGCCATTGGTAAGTACCTCTAGCTATCAGGAACGAGCCGACTGAAGCTCAATAGCAGCAGCAGGGTTCAGGGTGCCGCAGCCCATGGCCATACGGCCCAGGATCACATCGCCCTGGTAGATCACGGACACGTCGCCGCTG